TTGACTTTGTTACAATAGCTAAGATTCCTGACCAAGCAAAGTTAGTTAGTTATGGTTTAGACTTTGGCTTCAGTAATGATCCAACAGCACTGGTTGGCACTTATATGCTTGACGACAATATATACTTAGAAGAATTACTTTACAGAACTGGTTTGACTAATCAGGATATAGCTAAAGAATTAGGCAAGTTAGGTATAGACAGAAGAGATGAAGTGTATGCTGATAGTGCAGAACCTAAGAGTATAGAAGAAATTCACAGAATGGGTTGGAATGTAAAGCCTACAGCAAAAGGTGCTATAAATCAAGGTATAGATTTACTTAGAAGGTACAGACTACACGTTAAAGACACTAGTAGCAATATTATAAAAGAAATGAGAAACTACAAATACATAGAAGACAAAGACGGTAGTTTAACTAATAAACCAGTAGACAAATATAACCACGCTTGTGACGCAATTAGATATAGTGTAATTAATAAACTAGCTAGACCAAACTACGGTAAATATGCTATAAGATAAATAATTGTATTATTTTTTGGACACTAATGTAAACTTCTGTACGTTTGTTTTATAATTAACAAATACAAAAACTATATTATGACAAATTTAGACCTTAATAATTTAACCGTAATGGAATTAAAAAATTTACGTAGAAAAATAACTTTTATACTTGAAGATAAATGCTATGATAATAACCAAAAATTTTTAGCTAAACTTAAAAATAAATAATTTGGTTAACTCCTTAAATTTTAGTAAGTTACAGTAACACAAAAAACTATATTATGACAGATTCAGTATTCGAAATTATTGGTTATCACAAGGAATTGTTTGACCAACACACAGGCAAGTACTTAGGCTTTATAAAAATGTCAGTACCTGACCGAAGCAAGGCAAAATGGGGTTACTTTGGACGGACTCGACACCACGTTAAGGGTACGGTTATTAAAAACGGTAGCACCAAGTTTCAAGTTGATGATGTATATGTTACGGAATGTATACCTATTTGTGGACGCATCAAGGCAAATACTTTGCAGGATCAGCACAATGTTTTACGTGATCATTATACTACAAATTCAGCTTTACGACAAAAATAAAACTTGACAAATTTGACACTATAAAAAAAAAGAGTACGTTTAATAAATTAACACACTATAATTATGCTTACATATATACAACAAACAAAAATTAACAAGTTAATCCGTTTAGTAGATCAACAAATGGGTGACACAGGCAGTTGCGTACTTGGTTACAAAATGTACGTTAACGGAAAACTATTATGTCCACAGCCTTGGCAGGGCAGTTTATCTTGTGGACGTTTTTACGAACTAGCAAAAAATTACTTAATCAGCGAAGGCATTGACCCTAGCAATATAACTATCAACTATGGCAGAATGGACTAAATACAACGGATGGACTAATTACCCAACTTGGCGAATTAGCTTAGAAATATTTGACGACATTGACACAGACTATTGGGAAGACTTGTTAGTAGACAACCCTACAGCCTATGAATTAGGTGAACACTTCAGGGACTATACAGAAGAATTGTTAGACACTAGTAATGATCTTGCAGAAAGCTATGCTTTAGCATTCATTGACAGTGTTAACTGGTCAGAAATAGCACAAGGTACGATTGACACTTACAGGGAAAATTACTGTTGTGATAATTGTAACGAACGTCTTGAAGATACTGGTGTTCACTTTTGTTCTGACAAATGCAAGACTGAATACAATATGTTAGCAGATCACGACAAGGGTTAGGATAATTAAAATAAGTTTATTATATTTATGTAGAAATTTTTCTTTTGATTAATGTAGTTTGATTAGGTAGGGGTAGCTGTAAAGGTTACCCTTTTTTTGTTTTGTAAAAATACTAAAGTAAAACGTTATATGAATATGCAATTAGATATACTAGTACCAACTAATTTACGTGAAGTTACACTGAAGCAATACCAAAAGTATGCTGAACTAGAAACGGAAGAGAACAAGAACACTTCTTTTTTGTTACAGAAAATGTTAGAAATATTTTGTAATGTAGACCTTAAAGACGTAGCTAGGGTAAGGTACAGTGACTTGATTAATGTAACGAATGACTTATCCAATATACTTAATAAAGATTACAGTTTAACACAACGCTTTAAACTTGATGGTGTAGAATACGGCTTTGTTCCAATACTAGAAGATATTACTTTAGGTGAATTTATAGACTTGGATAATTATTTAGGTGAATGGACAAATATGCATAAAGCTATGTCGGTATTGTACAGACCTATTGTAGAAAAAAAACAAGAAAGGTACACTATACAAGACTACGAAGGGGCTAACGAAAAATTAATTGAAATGCCTTTAGATATAGTTTTTGGAGCAGTGGTTTTTTTTTATCATTTAAGTCAGGAGTTACTGAAAACTACCCTGAATTATTTGGGTCAGGGACAGGAGCTGGACTTGGATCAACAAGCAGCTTTGCAATTAAATGGGGATGGTATCAGTCAGTCTTTGCACTCGCTCAAGGCGACATTACAAAATTTGAATATATCACTAAATTAAATTTACATAGTTGTTTGACAATGTTAACGTTTATGAAAGAAAAAATAGAACTAGAAAATAAAGAACTTAAAAAAAATTTTAAATGAGTAATCAAGGCGTAAGGGGATACTACCAAGTAGTAAAAACTATTGAGACACAATTACTATTAGACCCTAACGTTAACACGGTTACAGTTGGGGATATAAGTGATGTAGACCTAAGTAAGCAGACTATTTTTCCTCTAGCACACCTGATAGTAAACTCTGCACAGTTTGCAACAAATATGTGGAGACTAAATGTTTCAGTTTTAGTTATGGACATAGTAGACGTAACTAAAGACACGACCACTGACCTAGCTACAGGTTACAGTAATGAACAGGATATTTTAAACACACAGTTAGCAGTACTTAATGTATTGTTATCTAATTTGTCAAGAGGATCGCTATACACTACAAAATACCAAATAGACAGCCAACCAGTATGTGAACCTTTTACAGACAGGTTTGAACATTTGTTAACAGGATGGGCTTGTACTTTTGATTTGTTAATACAAAACGACGTTGACATATGCAGTTAGAAAAAACAAAGGAAGTACTAAGACAATACGGAAAGTTTGTTGTACAGCAAAGTAGAAGTAGATTAACTAAGGGCAGAAACAGAAGGACCCATAATGCAACAGGTAGTTTGTATCAGTCATTAGAATATGAATTGCAGCAAGACCCTGACACACTGTTAGTTGCATTTGATATGAATGACTATGGTGCATATTTAGATCAAGGTGTTAGTGGAACAAAGAAAAAATATAATACACCGTTTTCGTACACTAATAAAAAGCCACCTATTAAATCACTACTTAGTTGGATTAAAACTAAACGTATAAGATTCAGGGACAAAAAAGGCAAGTTTACTAAAGGCTCGTATAGAAGTATTGCATTTGTAATGCAGAACAGTATATATAAAAAAGGCATAAAGCCCACGTTATTTTTTACAAAACCTTTTGAACAGGCATACGTAAAATATGAAAAGGATATATTAAAAGCATTCTTAAAAGATGCACAAGACAGTTTAGGATTATGAGTACAAAAATAAATGTAAGAAGTCCGTTCTATTTAAACTTGACAGAGCCTACAGCACCGTTACCTGATTATGATTGTAGTGTTGCTTTTCCTGCAGGTTCGACAACTGGTTTCTCTATAGACAATCAAGGAATAATTACTGAACCTACACCTTCAGTTGGTACAGTTTTCTCAAGAACAAGTACAGATGGTGACTTTAGTAATGATAAGTTTGCAGTAGAAAATAGTGACACTTCAAGGACTGTTGTTTATACAATTACAATTCCAACAGGATTTAGTAACTCGTCAGATATATATTTTACTTGTCCACAGACAACAACACAGCCCGGTACTGGGGCAGGTGGAGGTACAGCACCTACAGCACCTTGTAGTGGAGGACCTAGTACTTCAGGATCTATTGCAGCACAAAATTTAGCAGTTGGTGGTGCAACAGTAGATATAGATTTAAGTGGATCTTTTACTAGCGAAACAACTTATGCCATAAACAACACAAACCCTTTGTTAATTACTACAGCATTAAGTGGTAGTGTATTGACATTGACTACAAATAATATAGGAGGGACAGCAACGTTATACGCAATAGGAAGAGATAATAGTTATCCGACTACTTGTGAAGCTACTCAATCAATAGCAGTAACGGTAACTACTCCTGATGCGTGGAGTTGTACTTCGCCAGTTAATCCTGCATTGTCAGGTGGCTCTATAGCAGCTAATGGTGATATAACTAGACCTAGTGGAGCAGCAACAATACAAGGTGTATCTTTAACTAACGGTGGAGCATTGCTTAGTCCTGAAAATACAGGTAGTGCAAACACAGGTTCAGGGTCAAGAAATATAGATTTGTTTTTTAAAATGTTAGTTCCTAATGGTTACAGTAATGCAGGTGCTTCTTTATTTTGTGAGACAACACTTGTACAAGCAGGAACAACAGCAGCTACTTATACTTGTCAAATTGCAGCATTAACAAATCAACAAATTAGTAAGGACGGCTCAATTAGTTTAGGTAGTACAGCACAAGACGATGCTAGTAATAAATATGTAGATAGTTTTACACCACCTAGCCCTGCATTAACAACAGTAGCAACAGATACAACGCATACAATACAATATCAAGTTATTATTCCCCCTACGTTTAATGGTGCAAATGGAACAGCTACTATAAATTGT